CATAGGAGCCCTTCGGGGCTTCTTCTTTTTTTTTAACCAACTCTCCGCCCGCTACGCGCCCGGAATCCACCCGTTATAGGAGCTACTATCATGCCTTTTCACTACTATCATCACGAGCGTATGCGAGTGTGCCTTGTGCATACAACATGCTTGACTTTGGTTCCTTGTGTTCCACGGACCTGCCCCGATGTGGAACCAGTTCATGGAACCACGACAATGCCTGTTAATATGCCAAGGCGGCGGCGTTGGCCTGCCTGCGGTTCCACGGTTCCGCTAAGTTCAGCTGCTATGTTATTACGACCGACCACCGGCCTAGGATATAGAATAGATAATGAACATCATTTTAGTATGGAACCACGGAACCATACTCTAGAACCCGCATTCTTATCGCCCTGTTTGCGTTCCACATGTAGTGGAACCAAGTGGAACCACATGGAACCGGCCCAGCAGCCTGCAGCATGTAAAATGCTGCTTCCATATAGTTTATTGTTAGGTCACATGTGGCTTACAACGACAACACGCAGTCGTACTAAAGTGCGTGTCGGTGTCTCCGAAACGACCACGGCCAGATGACAAGCTGGCCACTAACTTATCAATCCATAACCACAAGGAGGTAACTATGGGATTAGACGCATATGCTGGTTTTCAGCACACACAACACACGTTCGCAGATAACGTTGAGCCTATCAATCATGATGTACTCAGCGAGACTCTAGAACATGATGAAGACTTTTATTGGCGTAAACACGCTAGATTGCAAGAGTTCATGCAGCAACTATGGAGAGTCAAGAACTTCGGTGAAGAAGCCGACCAATGGCGCGGGCTCCGTATGGACGGCAAGCATGATTACCACGGTCTGTTGTTTCTAGAAAAGATGGACATATTACGGCTGCAAGAGTTGGTACAAGACGATAACTTACCTTTTTGTCCAGATGGTTTCTTTTGGGGACAGCAGTTCCAAGAAGAAGCTATGAAAGACAACAAACCGTTGGACTTGAAGTTCTGCGAGACAGCACTCAAGTGGCTTGATGAAGGCAAGAAGGTTTGGTACGACTGTTCATGGTAAGGAGGAACTATGATTAAAGACTATTTTAGATCAGTACTAATGGGTACGGGCGTTCTGTTCGTACTCTTTGGTATCGCAACGAGTATTCAATACTCACTTTTACTGCTCGGTATCGGTATCGGTATCGGCTCAATATTGTATTTACTATGGAGGTTATTATGAATGCAAATATAGTTAGTGCGCTGACCACGGCGCTCTGGATTTTAATAGAACTAATACAGTTCGGTTACATGGCTTATCTAGCCTGGAGGAATAGAGATGTTACTAGTAGGAATATTGTCGGCGCTGGGTCTGCTAATCCTAGCACTTAAAGCAGGCGGCAAGAAGGCTATCGGTCACGATATCTTTGTTGACGTTCTGATCACAGTCACATTGATGGTGTGCTTTTACGGCACATTCAGCGGTATGACTGCAGCAATGATGGGCGGTTTGTCTGCGTCTATTGTCTTGTTCGTTATGAAGAAGACGATGGTGCACGAGAAACTAACTGTCGAGAAAAGCGAACATGTTGTTATGAGCAAACCTGTTCAAATTAAAATACCTACAGTCAAAACTAAATGGAAGACTGTACAACCCGAATGGAGGAGTTAAAAATGCAAACCATAAATCCACAAGCACTTAAAGACGAATTGAAAGACGCTATTATAGCTGGCTATCCCGCAATGGTATGGGGTGGGCCAGGTATCGGCAAGTCTGATATTCCTAACCAAGTCGCCGCCGAAATGAATATGAGTATTATAGATTTTCGTGCAAACTTATTTGACCCAGTAGATGTTCGAGGTATACCGTATTTAGCGCAAGCTAATGCAGACTCTATCAAGTACACCTCATGGGCTATACCAGATGTGTTCCCAATAGCAGAACGAGACGGTGAACGAGGTATCTTGTTTATCGACGAGTTGCCAACAGCACCAGCTGCTACGCAGAATGCGTTCTTACAATTATTGCTTAACCGTAAACTGGGTGATTATGAGCTCCCAATAGGTTGGGCAATATTGTGTGCAGGTAACAGACTAACTGACTCAGCTGCTGTATATCAGATGCCAAGTCCAGTTAGAAACAGACTAGCACATTACGAACTAGAACCAACCTTAGATGATTGGGTAAGTTGGGCTCACCAACACAAGATTGACACAGATGTTATATCGTTCATACAGTACAGACCAGGACTATTATCTAGTTTTGATCCTGACCAGTATGCGTTTCCAACACCTCGTGCTTGGTCAATGGTTAGCAAAAAGCTCCAACGAGCGAACAACAACCCAGAACGATTGTTCTATGGTGTAGCATCACTAGTCGGCGACGGCGCTGCTGGTGAATTTGTAGCTTTCAAAGAGATAGCTAACAAACTACCTGACATAGATGCAATCATCAAGGATCCAACAAAGTACAAGCGCGACGACAATCCAGCGCTACTTTACGCGTTGGCTAATGCTATTGCAGCAAGAGCAGAAGACAGCAAGATGGATAACATAATGAAACTAGCCGACAAGTTAGTCGTAGAGTATCAAGTTGTGTTAGTCAAAGGTTGTCTAGCTAGAGATAAACAATTGCGTCAACACCCAGCTATTCGTGGTTGGATTACTAAAAACGCTAGTGTCATATTATAGGAGTAATTATGAAAACAGTAAGATTATCTAGAAGTCTCAATTGGGACATAGAAAAAGCAGCAGGGAACAAGTACGATTCGTCTAACCCTGCGAAGGAATACCCGCAAGACGGTATGCCTACCTTTATAGAACTTGGCTATCAACAAAAGATTGATGCGACCTTGTCTCACTTCAAGCAAACTTGGGGTTATGACTGTCCATGCAATTATGTGGAAAAGCTAGTTATATCTAGTACGGCATTCACTACGGATAGCGACGGTAACAAAACAGATGACGCGTACGAACAAACATTTCATCTAGCTCTACCAAGCCAACAAGTTCCTACTATGTTGGTTAAGTGGGGCGATGAGATGCGTGTTAAAGTCAAATCTGATGACTCTACGTTCTTAGAATGTATGGATATCAAGATGTTTAACGACAACCGCGAACAAGCAAAGCGTCAATATCTATTCAAGATACGAGAAGTGCTAGGCAGATTTAGTACCTTAAATCAGTTACTTAAAGCTGCACCGTACATGAAAGACGTTGTACCACAAGATAAGCTGCAAAAAATGCACGAGAAAGACGATCGTTCTGGACGTGTAACAGCACAGGCTGAGCTTGCTGACAATGAGTTATCAGAGTTACGCGAGGTCTTGTTAGAAGATGCACTATTAGGAGACAACTAATGTCTGTCGAAGTAATAGTTAAATTACCACCAGAATTAGGCAAGGGCATGGTCTGCGACGACGTAGACCATCTAGCCCGCATACTAGAATATCAAAGTAAAAAGTATGATATACACGGCGTAATTCTTATAGGAGATAAAGATGAATCCAACATTTGTAAAAGCTAGATCAAGACTTATTCTTGACAACCCATTCTTCGGCACTTTGTGTTTACGACTCAAAGCGTCTGAGTGGGAAGAGCCAACAGGTGCCACCGATGGTGTGCACTTGTTTTATAACGCTAAGTGGTTCGAGAAGCTCACAGAAATGGAGCGTATCGGTTTCTTAGCGCACGAAGTTATGCATGTTGTCTTTCTACACATTACACGTAGAGAAGAACGACATGCGACAAAGTGGAATGTAGCTTGTGACTATGCAATTAATAATTATCTAGTTGCAGAAGGTTTTATATTACCAAAAGGCGGACTTGTGGATGCGCAGTATGATGACATGACTGCAGAAGCTATCTACGGTTTACTTCCTGAGCCCGACAAAGGCTGGGATAATGTCGCCGTAGATCTTGGTAAATGCGGTGGAGTTATGGACCACCCTGGCACAGATGGCACAGCCGGTAAAACCGGCGCCATCGAGGCTGGCTTGACTGTAGCAATACATCAAGCGGCCGAATCGGCCAAGGCGCAAGGTAAACTTTCAGCTGACTTAGAATCTTTGATAACTGATATTACAGACCCAAAGGTCGACTGGAAAGCAGTGTTGGCTCGTTTCTTACGCTCCAACAACAAGTCTGACTTTACATGGGTTAGGCCTAACAGACGATTTATCGGCTCTGGTTTATATCTACCTTCACTACACAATCCCTGCTTAGAAGAGATTGTTATTGCAGTAGATACATCAGGCTCTATATCAGATGACGAGCTAAAACAATTCACAACAGAGACATCATACATCCTGCATGAGCTAGCACCCGAACGCGTGCAATTTATACAATGCGATGCAGAAATCAATGATGTAACTGAGTACACACGTGAATCATTACCACTAAAAGTAACGTACAAGGGCAGAGGAGGTACAGAATTTACACCGGTCATAGACTATGTAAACGAAAACCACCCAAACGCAGCTGCGCTTGTATATCTAACCGACCTAGAATGCGGAGACTTTGGCGATCAGCCACATTATCCAGTGTTATGGGTTACAACCCAAGATCACAACGCCCCTTACGGTGAAGTGATCCACATGCAATAAATAGGAGATTATATTATGGCATCAGTAAGAATGACAATGGCTCTACGTGAGCGATTAGTAGACAATTATCGTAAGCAGATTCAGTCTGCTTACAATAACAACCTTAACGTAGATAAAGCAATAGACGAAATTGTAAGTTCTGTGCAAACAGGAGCTGGGTACGAGTTTAAAGAGCTCGTTCTAGCTTCTGAGCATTTAGCAGAACACCTACATAACCATGCAGTTAAATGGCACGCACACACTAAACGAACTAACGGCCAAACAACTATATCTACAATACACGTACCATATGGTCGTGAGCAAAACGATAAAAGAGACTATATGCCAATAGAGAAAGCTAGTGAATTACATGTTATATGTAATCCTAACAGACCTCTTACGGAAAACTTTAAAGCTTGTCTTGAATGGAATGATCGCTACACCAGTAAATGGGAAGACGACGGCGTCAAAGAACCATCTAAAACTTATGTAGAAGGCGATCTTATGTTTATACATGATTTTGGCGATAACCCTGTATATTTACCTTATCTAACTGTAGGTACAGAACAGATGTATCACGCTAAAGAAGATTACGCTCCAAATTGTGAATGCGCTATCGTAGTGTCTGACCCAAAATTGTGTGCTATTCTAGAAAACATACCTAAAGCAAAAGTAAAGGCAAGTGAAATGGTTAAGAAGTTTGAAACGTTTGTAGAACCTATTACAACGCTTAAAAAGTTCTTAGATGTATTTCCAGGCGGTAGGTCTTTAGTACCAGAAGATGTGCTAAAAGACATGGCGGCACCTGCAGTTAAGCGTAAAGAACCTGCAAAAACAGTAACTGCAGAAGAACTTATGCCAGCTGAGCTTAAACAAGAGCTTAATGAGGTTATGCTAGAATCATCACTATTGGGGGACTAAAATATGCAAGCAGAACAAACAATATGGCAATACAATTCAGAATATTCGTATGAAGCTAATATGAATAACTGGAGAGACGCAGCTAATTTCGAGCGTAAGCAATACCAAGAGGCGTTGCTTACCGAAGAACAAGCTGAAATGAAATTCCAAGAATATTATCCAAGGAGTGATTATGAGTGCAATTAAGAATTATATGTTTGACGTTGGTGAATATGCTGCAACAAACGGCATAAAAGCTGCTATGAGCAAATTCATAGAAACAGAAGACAACGTTAAGTCATGTATTATATTTTCTTTTGCTTTTGACGGCAATTGGGAAGAGTTTATTGCTGAAGGTAATTGGGAGCCGCCAGCAGTTCACTAACATGCCAAGGAGTGGCATTAGTATAGCCCAAGTTTCGGTGTCCCGTCTTGGGCTATGCGCTTTTAGTTTACGATACGTAAACCCAAATTTCTAGCGTACCAGATACAACATCGCCTGCTGGAGCTACTTCACAGATGATATCAATTGTATCGTCTGCAGCGTAGTTCACAGGAGCTATGTCAGCGTCTTTTTGATCGCCACCACCAGCTTGTCCACATGTAGATGCAGCAATGTACTTATCAGTATCACCACCATCACCAACACCCCAGACAAGACCTGTGCCAGTATCAAGATCACTAGAAACGATTTTTACATCATGTACTGTTTCACCAGCAAAAACGTCTACCATTTTGTAAACGTCAGCTGCGTTTGGTGCTGCAGTTAATGTAATTTTAGAATATCTAACACCTAAAGCTCCGCTTGGGAAAGGCTTAAATGATTGATTTCCAGCTACCATGTCACTTGTAAAAGTTGCCATAATATTTCTCCGTTTGTGTTATTACCCATTATTAGGTAATATCTATAGTCATAAAGACAAATAGGATGTTTGTCAAATTTAATTAAGGAGTAATTAGATGCCCCCATCACATGTATATGTAAAACGTAACCCGTTGCACCCTTATACATACAATAACCCTGACGATTTACCATATATCCAATGGAAATATGTCCGCATATCTCTTGCTTACACTATGTATACCAGTAAGCAAATAGGTTGGGAACGTGCAAAGCGTTCAGAATACGAAGAATGGTGTACAGCAATGATTAAGTTCAAGGAGGAACTATGAAAGTACAAATATTAATAAAAAACAGCCGACACGGCCATGACTACGAAGTCGTGAGAGCAGATGCTTTTTTTAACAACAAAGACCTAGAAGAAGACTACCGCCAAAAATGCGAAGACAGATGGCATGAAGAGTTATTAAACGACGGCGAACAACCTACCGAAGACGATTATGTTGAATGGTACGAAGTTACTAGCCCAATACAATTAGAAGTCCAGGAGGGATTATGAAAGAACCAAAACATTGGATAAAAATACATGAAGCTACAATTGGCCATCACGAAATGTTAGACAACGTACAAGATGTTTTAGCAGACATGGACATAGATTGTTATAACGATATGGAACTCGCAAGAAAAAACCAATGCGATTTGTATGTTATTTTTGAGAAACAAGAATGAAAAAAGAACTTAATCAAATAGCAGAAATGTTAGAGAGCTTACAACAAGACATAAATAAATTTATAAGGTGGTTATTTAAATGAAAAAATTATATTTAGACTTTGAGACATATTATGACGTGCAATTTTCACTGACTAAAATGTCCACAGCACAATACATAAATCACAAAGATTTTAAGGTTTGGGGAGTAGGACTGAAAGTAGACGACGAAGCTACGGAATGGTACAGCGCAGATGAAACAGACGATGTTTTAGCTGCAATAGATTGGAGCGATATCGCTTTAGTTTGCCATAACACTTTGTTTGATGCCTTCATTCTTACAAGGCATTACGGTTATAACCCTGCGTATTATTATGATACGGCTGCTATGAGCAGAGGTTTATATCCTAACATGTCGGCTAGGCTGAAAGACTGCGTTACACGCGAGTTTCCGTCTGACAATACTATGCGAAAGGGAGAAGAGTTAGCAAGTGCCAAAGGCATACGCGACCTTGACCCTACGCTTGACGAACAAATTGGTTCGTATTGTATTCAAGATGTTGACTTAACGTACGCACTCTTCCAGTCCTACATGGTTGGGTTTCCAGAGTCTGAACTAGACTTGATCGACCTAACTACACGAATGTTCGTGGAGCCAAAGCTTCAATTGGACCAGCCTATGCTGTTGCAATATAAAGAAGATATGGCAAAACGTGCAGAAGATGCCATCGAGTCTTCAGGTGTAACACGCGAAATTCTTGCTTCACAACAAAAGTTTCGTGCACACCTGGAGCAGCTTGGCATTACAATACCCACGAAGAAAAGCCCAACAACAGGTAAACAAATACCTGCATTTGGAAAAAATGACCCTGCGTATTTGCAAATGTGTAACATGTACCCAGAACATCGTGCATTGTGGGACGCCCGTGAAGTAGTCAAATCACGTATAGATGAGACTAGAGCACAAAGGTTTATTGATTCGTGCAATCCTGACGGCAGCTTCGGTGTACCGTTACGATATTATGCCGCACATACAGGTAGGTTCGGTGGGTCTGATAAAATCAACCTACAAAACTTACCTCGCGGATCTAAGTTACGCACGGCAATCAAAGCTCCAGTTGGTCAAAAGTTATTTATAGCTGACTTGTCTAACATAGAAGTTCGCATGCTAGCGTGGTTAGCTAAAGAAGCTGACTTACTTGATGCTTTTAGAAACAAACGCGATGTTTATTGCGAATTTGCTTCGCAAGTGTACGGTAAGCCAGTAACCAAAGCTGACACTTTAGAAAGATATGTCGGTAAAACTGCGGTACTAGGTCTGGGTTACGGTATGGGACATGTAAAGTTCCAAGATACTTTAAAAACTGGAGCTGTCTCTGTAGATGTAACCGATAGCACTGCCGTGCAGATTGTCCAGCAGTACAGGGGAATGTACACAAACATACCTATATTGTGGGCGAGGATGAAAGATTTACTTTTCAGTATGATTTCTCCTAGAGAATACGGTACACATTACGGGCCCATTACGGTCGGCCCACAGCAGCTAACCTTGCCAAATGGCATGGCACTTAAATACCCTGACTTACGATATGCAGGTGGTGAATTTATATACAGCACACAGAAAGGAATAGTTCGTACGTACGGACCACGCCTAGCAGAAAATGTTATTCAAGCACTAGCAAGAATAGTTATTACTGACCAGATTCTGGAAGTTCATGCGTTACCTGAAGTCGACGTAGTTCTACAGGTACACGACGAAATAATCGCATTAGGGTCTGAAGTCGATTCAGATGCTACAATGGAAAAGATTATGAATATTATGAAAACCCCACCCTCATGGTGCAGTGATTTACCACTAGATGCCGAAGGAGGCGTTAGCCAGGTATATGACAAATAAAAAATCAAACTTAATCCTAACAAGAAAAGTTGGTGACCGAATCGTGTTGCACACTGGATCAGGAGATCCTTTGTGCACGATTACAGTTACAAATGTTTCACATAAAGCATGCAAACTAGCTTTTGAAGCAGACTTTTCTGTTCGTATAGACAGGGAAGAAGTTTACAAAAAGAAGGAGAAATAAATGAAAATTGTATTTTTACAAGCTAAAAAACCGCTTGTCAAAGAAATAACAAAGGACGGTACAAAACCATATCCTCTTGTTAAAAACTTTACATCACATGAAGAAGCTATAACAGTAGACAAAAAAGGTCTTGATAAGCTATTTCGTGTAACTAATGCTGCCGCTGAACAAGGCTTTTGTATGTTAAAAGGTTCATTAAAACGACCATTAGTTGATGAGCCCAGAGCATTCATGACCGATCGTGCAGTATCAACTGAGCTTTTAGTGTTAGACGTAGATGGTTTACGTGCAACACCCGGCGATGACCTACAAGCTATGGCCGATCGTATCGTGCTTCAGTTACCTGAGCTCTTTCACGATTGTTCTTATATAGTTCAAGCCAGTGCTTCTTTAGGTATTAAAAAAGATACTGTTTCATTACACCTATTCTTTTTGCTAGATATGCCAGTTCATCCGAAGACTCTAAAAGACTTTCTTCGTAGTTTAAATTACGAATCAGAGTTTCTTGCAGAACAGATTACTTTATCGGCCAACGGCCAAAGTCTTTCGTGCGTGTTAGACCCATCTGTGGCAGATAACAGTAAGTTAATTTATATAGCACCACCTAAATTTGTTGGTGTTAAAGACCCATATCCCAATGGCAGATTCATCAAGGTTGACCGTGGTTCAGCTGTTCTTAAAATCTCCTCATCTTTAGTCGGTGTTAATCCTGAAAAGGTACACGCCCTCGGTTTGCAGATTAAAGATAATTTAAGGAAGAAAAACAATCTTCCTAAAAGAACAGGCAAGTTATCTACGGTCAACGTTGCTGGTGAAACACACGAAGTGTTACAAAACCCAGACAAAATGACTATAGAAGTTACTCGTGTAGCAGAACCTTACGTTAACTGTAACGTGAACGGAGGCGACAGTGGAGGTTATTACTTTTTGTTAACCAGTCCACATTACATGTACAACTTCAAAGGAGAACCTGTATGGGAAATAGAAAAAGCTGATGTAGATTTCTACAGAAGTATATTTGATATCTTTGCAGATAAAATAAACGCAGAAACAAAACAAAAACCAATTGTCTTACGTGATTTTTACACAGACACATTTTATAACGGAGTATATGATGAAACAAAACAACAATTTAGTGAAGACTACCCACTCACGCCTACCAATAAAAACAGCCTTAACGATTTTCTTAAAAGTCATGGTCGCGGCGCCTTGGATTATGTCCCTGATGCTCGTGTCGTATTTGATCCGAGCACTGACGAAGGTATCAACCTTGATACAGTCCCGTACAGCGTAAACCTTTTCCGTCGTACTAAATACATGATGAACCCTAATGAAAATGTAAAACAACTTTCGTACGGTAGTGCTATTGAGATCCAAGATGTTGCACCTAATTTCTATAAATTAGTTATGCACATACTCGGAAACGGTAAACCAGAGTTTGAACATTTCATTAACTGGCTTGCGTACATATATCAGAACAAACGCAAAGCTATGACCGCATGGATATTTACGGGCGTACCAGGCACTGGTAAAGGTTTGTTTGTACACAAAATACTTAAACCATTGTTTGGCGAACAGCAAACACCTATGAGAGCATTAGAAAACATAGAAGAACAATTTAACTTATACATGAGAACAGCAATGTTTCTAGTAGTTGATGAGTTTCGTATGGCTGACTCAGGCTCAGTAGGTAAAATGGCGGACAAACTAAAACACCAGATAACAGAACCAACACTTACTATTAGAGCGATGCGTACAAACCAAATCGAGCTGCCATCTTTCACGAACTTTATCTTTCTTACTAACAGAGCAGATGCAGTTAAAATAGAAGACAGCGACAGAAGGTATAACGTAGCACCAAGACAAGAAACTAAACTAGAAATAGCTAACAAACAAGTAATAGAAAATATAGACTTGTTAGAACAAGAATTATTTATAGTTGCAGGCTTACTGCAAGAGTTTCAAGTAGATGCTCGTATGGCTCATACAGCTTTAGAAAACGACGCAAAGAAAGAAATGAAAGAAGTGTCTATGTCTATACTAGAAGAGTTTGCAAATGCAATACGCATACGCAACTTAGAATATTTTACAGAAGTATTAGATATACCACTTACTAACACTTTTGACGCAGGCGGCATTAGCACGGCACAACGTTATGTTAAAGAATGGTTAGCACAATCTAACAACGAACAAGTTATACCATTAGCTCACTTTAAAGTTGTTTATGACGCTATGACTGACAGCCGTAATACTATATCCCAACGAGAGTTTGCTAAACGTATGTCCAGGCTTAATATAAAAACCGCACGTAAACGTGTAAGTACAGATCGTACAGCTGGTATACCGCGCGGTGTTGTATTAGTTTGGAAAATAGATAATAATGTAAGAAAGGATTTGATCGAACAACATTTCGACGAAAGGGACTTAGGACTAATAGATGAAGAATCTAACACAATCCAAGCGTCCAGACCTAATCTCAACGGTTAGTGTCAAGGAGGACATCGAACTAGGCTATATACCAGCCTGGTCTTACTCGACTTTAAAAACATTTGAGTCTTGCGCTTACCGCTCTTACATAGCTAAAGTAAAAAAAGTACAAGAGGACTTCGGTCCCGCAGCTGCACGTGGCACAGAAATACACAAGCAAGCTGAAGATTATGTAGGCGGATTATTAGCTGAGCTACCTGACACCCTAAAAAAGTTTACTTCAGAGTTTAAGAAACTACGCGAAATGTTCGCAGAAGCACAAGTAGAACTAGAAGGTGATTGGGGTTTCACACGTGAGTGGGGAACAACTGGCTGGCTAGCAAAAGATGTGTGGGGACGGATCAAACTTGATGCGTTTGTACACGAGTCAGAAACATCAGCAAGAGTTATAGATTACAAAACAGGTAAAGCTTATGGCAATGAGATTGCTCACAGCCAACAAGCTCTTGTTTACGCAATCGGTAGCTTCTTTAGATATCCAGAATTACAGATTGCTAAAACCGAGATATGGTATCTCGACCACGGCACTATGTTAGAACAGGTGTATACGCGGGACGAAGCTATGGTCTTCATGCCCAAGTTACACGATAGAGCAATAGCTATGACTACTGCAACCAAGTTTCCGCCAAACCCTAGCAATTACAATTGCAAGTGGTGTTCGTATGGCAAGGGCGAGTTCCCTGTTTGCGAATGGGCAGAAACCTGATACAATAATATTAACGAATAACGAAAGAACGATTAAGGAGTAACGATGAACGATATACCTGTGGCTTACGACCACCAACAAAAGACTACTGATTTCATAGTAGCAAACCCTAAATGTTTAATAACCTCAGATCCTGGTACTGGCAAAACGCGTGCGGTTTTAGATGCTCATGCTATACTCGGGGGCAAGACATTAGTCTTAGCACCACTTTCAATATTGGAAGCGGCGTGGGGGGAGGACATTGACAAGTTTCAACCCAATATAAAATATGGAGTAGCTTATGCAAAAAACAGAGAAAAAGTCTTTAAAGACATTGATAACCTCGACATGGTCATCACTAATTTCGAGGCTGTTAACTTTCTACGTAAAAACTCACGATTCTGTAAGCAGTTCGATACAATCGTTATTGACGAATTTACCGCTTTTAAAAATCGCACAGCCAAACGTAGTAAAAATCTCAAAGAAATTATCTACCATTTTACTAATAGGATTGCCATGTCTGGTACTCCTAATAGTAATACTATTCTAGATATATGGCACCCAGCATACCTAGTCGACGACGGTGAGCGACTAGGTGCTAGGTTCTTCCAATTCAGATCCCAAGTATGTACGCCAAAGTTCAATGGCTTTGCAAACGAATGGATTGACAAACCTGATGCAGAAGATGCAGTTGCAATAAGACTGCGCGACATTACCATCCGTTATGCATTGTCAGAATGTATGGATCTACCTGACAACATAACACGAACAATCAACACTAACTTGTCTAAACAGATACAGCAAAAATATAATCTCCTTGCTAAAGATTCTGTGTTGTATACAAAGACTGGCACAGTCAACGCGGTTCACGCGGGAGCTCGTGTCAAGAAGCTACTGCAGCTAGTTACAGGAGCAGTATACGACGAAGATAAGTTAGTGCAGTTTGTACATCAAGAACGTTATGACATAGTTATGACACTTGTAGACCAACGTGCACACTCCCTGGTAGCATTCAACTGGCGACACGAACGTGATGCTTTAGTTGAGCTAGCAGAAAAACAAGGTGTGTCATACGAAATCATTGACGGTACGGTTAAAGCCGAGAAGAGAAAAGATATCGTAGCACGATACCAAGCAGGCCAAATTAAAATGCTATTGTGTCACCCACAATCAGCATCTCATGGTCTTACTCTTACAAAAGCTAACACAGTTATATGGTGTTCGCCTACGTACAACGCTGAACACTTTCAGCAATTTAACCAACGTATTCATAGAGCAGGTCAAACACAAAAGACCGAGACTATATTAATACAAGCTAGAAACACTTGGGAGCCCGAAGTGTACGCTAAGCTAAATACTAAACTAGGGCGAATGGAAAATCTATTACACATTCTACAGGAGGTAGGACATGGCAAAGAAACTAAATGACTTATTAGCCGAGTACGGCAAAACACGTGACGAGATAAAATCTCTACAAGCACAAGAAAAAGAACTAAATGTTATCAAGCGTGAGCTTGAGTACCAAATTACTATTAGGATGCAAGAGGAAGGCCTCGATAAAATCTCTAATAGTGGTAGGACAATCTCTATTAAACAAGAGATTGTGCCGACCGTAGAGGACTGGGATGCACTTCAGGACCACGTAGTTAAAACTAAACAGTTTGAATTACTCCAGAAGCGTATGTCAGCCACTGCGTATAGAGAGTTGATTTCATTAGGTACGGACGTACCTGGAGTGATCAGCACAGAGTTAACCCGTATTAATTACAGGTCAACATAATAATAACCAATAACGAATGACGAAAGGAGGAATAACGATGTCAAACGATATTAGCGTAGTAACGAGCAAGGTTCCAGCTCATGTAAAATCGGGATCAAAACTAGGTAATGAGAATGTACAATCTGAACATATCTCAGTACCAAGGGTAAAGCTACTTCAGAAAATGAATAACGAAGTTGACCCAAATCATAGTGAGCATATAGAGGGCTGTAAAGAAGGCGACTTTATAAACACTGTGACTGGCGAAAACTACGGTTCATCTATGTATGTAGTCAACACTCACTTCAAAGAAGAGTTTGTTGTGTGGAGAAAGCGTGAAGAAGGTGGCGGTCTTGTAGGGAACTTCCCAACAAGAGGTGAAGCTGAAGACTATCTAAGTGAAAACAACTTAGAAATGGCTAAGCACGACATCACTCAAACGCAAATCCATACTTTACTTCGTTTGGATGATAAGACGTCAGAAGTATCTGATATACCTTTTCTATTTGATTGTGCTTCATCAAAGCTCAAAGTATCTAGAGAATGGAATACTAAGATAATGAAACAAGGTGGAGATAGATTCTCTTTCTTGTGGAAGATGTCTTCAGTCCCGCAAAGTAATGCAAAGGGCTCTTGGGTCAACATTGACATCACAGGTGTTGATTGGCTAAAAGACGAAATTTACCAACAAATAAAATCTTTCTATGAAAGAACGTTTGTTAAGTAAATAAGTACGTGCAATCCGGGTGCGACATTATAGGTCGCATCCACGATTGTGTTACACTTAATATGTGCGTGAAAAGGAGTTCATCAACAAAGTGCATCGACACTTACCTAAATCAATCTATCGTTGGAAAATTAACGACGCTTATCATGGCGGCGTACCAGACACATTTTACTCAGGCCGCAATGGTCATTGTTTTATCGAGTATAAATATAAAGAAAAATTACCTAAAAGAGATTCGTCTCAAATTATTTTGAACTTATCTCCCCAACAAAGAATATGGCTAACCCTTCAACATTCTAATAATGTTATATGTTATGCCGTGCTTGCCTCGAAAAATAAAGTTTTTGTAACCCAAGAATTTAATATGCCTGGCTTAACGCTAAAAGATTTTAATGAACAAAGTATTCCTTTTAAAGAATATATACAATTAATAGAAAATATAACTATAGGAGAAACAAATGACTGATTATGTAAACTCGCCACCTCATTATAATACCGGAAACGTGGAGTGCATCGTGGCAATAGAAGAAAGTATGACCCCAGAATCTTTTAAAGGATATCTAAAAGGAAACATCCAGAAGTATATGTGGAGGTATGAGGCTAAAAAAGGACTACAAGACGTCCTTAAAGCTCAATGGTACTTAAATAGGTTGATAAAAACACTAGAAAAAGAGCAATCAGTGTCTGACGCACAGGAAAGCCCGCCAGATAAATATTGATTTAGTTGGACCTACGGCCTTAGTTACCCTAACAAAACCTCATACAGAGCATTGTGTGAGGTCATTTTTTGCCAGCTTTCTTATTTCTGGCGAAAGAACGGTTTTTTGCTCGTCTAATTACTTTTAGGTTAGATTTCTTATTGTTTTTAGGATTTCCGTCTTTATGGTGAACATCATTCCCATCTCCCTTCTTAATTAACCCTAGCTTTTTTGCCATTCTATTAGCTGCATTACGCATTGCTCGCTTTTTTATTTGAGCAGGTTTGCCTTGGTAGTTCTTATATTCTTTTTTGTAGTCTCTTGCCATCTAAACAGTATACACCTTTAACTGTTCTTCTTTACCCTTTACACTTATAGTTCCAACATAAGTCATTTGGTCTAATACTTTGTCTGCGGTAGACTCTCCGATCAGTATATCTACCCCTGCATCCTTAGTAGCTGATTCTAACCGAGCAGCTACATTTACTGCGTCACCTATTGCTGAGTAATCAAATCTAGAATCGGAACCCATGTTTCCTATAATTGCATCACCAGTATTTAACCCTATACCTATTGCTATTGGTTCGGGTAGTTCTTTTTGTAGCATGCGAATAGCTGTACGCATATCTCGGGCACAGGCAACGGCACGTTTTTCATGTTCATCTAAATCGAGGGGGGCGTTAAAGATGGCCATACATGCGTCGCCTATGAATTTGTCCACCATACCACCGTGTGCCTGTATACATTCTACTTGTACGGTAAGGACCTTGTTCATTATGTCAGTTACTTGTTCTGGTTCTAGTTTCTCAGATAAATTTGTAAACCCTCTTACGTCAGTAAAAAGGAATGTGCATCGTCTTCTTTCTCCCCCGAGCACCAAGAGGTCTGGATCTTTTTGTAGTCGTGCAACCTGGCGTGGATCCAGGTAATGCCCGAACTGTTCCTTAATCTGTTGTCTAAGTTTATATTGTTCGCCAAAGCGCAACCAAAACTCTTGTACAGATATAAGTGTCATTGATACTATACTATAACTAAAGTCTATAAGTATATTATTTCGTGCAAACCATACAGCAGCTGCAACTTGCGCGCAGTATAAAAGCCCGACCCCCGCCATAGAACCTGCAACAGGTGAGAATCGTATTATAACTATTACTAATGACAAGACCCCTACTAATATAATTAATTCATATAATACAGAGGCCCCTGGAATTTGTGGTACATCCACAGTCATGCTTTCTGCTAAAGCTGCTTGTACTTGGTGTGGGTACTTTAGTCCTACGGGCGTTGCTATCTGGGGCATAACCCCCTTTGCAGTTACTCCTACAAACACAAACTTATCACGTACATTCATCTCTTCCAAGCTAGTGCTCGGAGTATCAATCCAAGATACCCACCTACGACCAATGCTATCTACAGGTATTTCTGAATAGTTAGGTATAGTAAGTTCTTCGATCTGACCTTGCTGTCCTTTAATAATGTACGTATCTGCACCGCTAATCATTTTAATAACTTGTACGCCAAAAGACGGAGTCCAACCATCTGGAGTCTGAAGCAATAAAGGTAAACGCCTGACTAAATTATCTACATCAGTACGTGCAACTGCTAGCCCCTGGTAGGCTGAGTCTGCTAGCACGGGCACATTTCCAACCACACCTTGTGAGGCAATACCTTGTATGGGTTCTCCATCTCCTAATATAACTGTGCCTGTAGTTGGAGCATAAGAAGTGCCCCCTTCAAACGTAGCAATAACACTCGGACCTTGCAATAAAGCATCTGCAAATGCCTGATCTCCACCGAATCTATCTGCTTGTGGAAACGCAACAACCCAACCAACACCTAACGCCCCTGCTTCTAATAAGTCTAATTGTATTCGTGCAAGGTCTTGTCGCGGGTAGGGCCAGCCGCCCGCAAGTGCTACATCTTCTTCTGTTATATCTAACGTGGTAAACCAGCCAGATGGATCTGGTGTCTGTACGAGTGCATCAAACGCTTTTAATTTAAGTATCTCTGTAGCTTGCCAGTTAAATAGTAACGGTATTGCTAACAAAGGTACGGTTATTAAAGAAATCCATTTCTTCATTTCCTACTCCTTAGTTCACTTGTTGAAAAAGAATGTTTACGGCTGGTGTAGAACACTTCATGCATACCTTTACCAGTAAACGGTTTGTCGGTGTAGTCTTCTCCTATAAACCTAATATCTATATAAGTACTGTTTAATAAATCTAACAGGCTCTTTTCTGTATCATAGGGTATAACTTTATCTATATATTTAACGGCTTTAAGTTGCACATATCTTTCGTATATAGATTGAATTGGCTGGTTTTTGTTTTGTCTGTCTATGCTTGGGTCTGTCTGTAGCCCTACTATTAGGTAGTCACAGTTGTCTTTAGCTTCCTTAAACATAACTACATGACCTGCATGTAATAAATCAAAAGCTCCGCATGTAAATCCGATCATCCTGATCCTTGTGTAATCTTTATAGTAGAGTCACCCCCACCGTTTACTAACACTTGTTGTGTCTTACCGTCCTGTAATAATATTATAGTATAGCCTTGCGATATATTTAAGGTCAACTTAGTAGCCTGGGTTACTGCTCTCTCTAAAATAAGAGTGTCGTCTTGTGTGAAAGTTGTTATCTGGGTAGTGAGATCTTGCCCGAACTTTGTACCTTGTACTAAAGAACCTACTGCTAAAGCTTGGTCCCCTAGAGTATCTAACTCTTGTATAACTGCAAGCAGGTCCTCAAAGAAGTTTACATCTAAATAGTTTATGTCGAGCTCGCTAAACTCAAGTGAATCTTCTGCTAAGTAATCAAACTCTAAGTCTTCAAACTCCAAATAATCTATATCTAATATAGCACCACTGTTTGCGGACGTTGTGGATATCTCTGTGGATAACTTTGATTCGTCCGGAGGGCTTACAATAAGCATGTTATCAATTATGTCTAATGTTAGATCTAGAATAACAGGTTTGCTTGGTGCGTTCTCAAATACATTTACAGTTGTAGCTTCATAAGGTTTGTTTAGTGTTACTGTACCCATTGCGGTAGTAACAAGTATCTCACCACTAGATATTCCGTTAGCATCTGGCAATAATATAATAAGTGATCGACCTAGCTCATCTACTGTACAAGTAAAATCTGTACCTCTAATTGCTATATCTGCTGTAGGTGTGGATAACGAGATGTTCTTTTTATCTATTTTTCCTAGCTTACTACTAACAAAACGTGCTGTGCCGTTCGCAAAACGCAAAGCCATCTTACCCTTAGAT